CACCAGCTATGCTTGCTAATGTTGGTTCGTTGCGCATGGCTTCGCTTGGCGCGTTCGTTTCCTTGCTGTTGTGCGCTGTAGGCGTTGGAAATGTCCTGCGACCAACCATCGTTTCTAGATTCGGGAACCTGTCCTGATTCCATGCTGATTCCGGCGTGATCGTTGATGCCATTGCGCTGCAACTGCGCGGGGTCGGCCATGTCTGCGGGTTGTTTACTTGTGCCGCCAAGCTCTGTGCGCAATTCTCTGTCCTGTCGCCCATGCGCTTGATGAACGTGTGATTGCCTTCTCCCTTGCTGGTATCTGTCGCCCTTGGCGTGAGCCACAAGCCAGAACCTGTCCCGCTGATGGGGCGCTCCGCAGTCGGATGCTGAAACAATACACCACTGACAGTCATACCCCATTTCGGCAAGGTCACCAATGACCATTGCAGCGCCTCGTCCCACAAGCATTGGTGAGTTCTCCACGAATGCGAATCTGGGTCGTACTTCATCGATAATTCGAGCCATGTGTTTCCACATACTTGATCGGCTTCCTTCGATTCCTGCGCCCTTTCCTGCGCTGCTGATGTCCTGACAGGGAAAGCCGCCAGATACAACGTCAACAATTCCTCGCCACGGTTTTCCGTCAAAGGTTTGAACGTCATCCCAAATCGGGAAAGGCGGGAGAATGCCGTCATTTTGTCGGGCGGCAAGTACGCAAGCTGGGTATGGTTCCCACTCGACTGCACAGACGGTTTTCCATCCGAGCAAGTGTCCCCCAAGTATTCCTCCTCCAGCGCCTGCGAACAGTGCGAGTTCAAGTAAGCCTTCATTAGTGCATTGCTTATTATCCACATTTAATTACCTTTCAACTATTTTAGTTATTTGTAGCCACAAACAAAACCACTTTCCATTTCCCCATACAACAGCCCACCCGTGTGACCTATACCCAGAGCCTAGCATGTGACTAGGTGGCGGTACTGAGCAGCCGGTGGCGATAGCTGCATGGTCAGTGATGAACAATCTTATCGAGTGCCGGACTGGGTTACCCCACGGTGGCTAGCCGCTTACGTCACATCAGGGAGAACTCGTTTGTCCTGTCGGCTTCACCTGCCTCCAAGAACCCCAGGGCTGTTAACTAAGGGGCCGCCATTACACGTTTGCAGATTAGGTCTGCCAAGCCGGTGGTTATACGCTCCACGAAGCCGGAATCCAGATAACGCACTGATACCGCTTATTGCGGTCAGGTAGGAGTTGCGGCAGGAGTAGGGAGTTGGCTAGAATGGCGACAGGTTGTCGTTTCCGGCTCTTTCTCTCTTGTTCCACCGGATACCTATGAGCTACTAACTCATACCCGACGATCACAAGTCTATTCCCCCTCGCTTAGACTTGTAAAGCCCCCTTCCTCATCAGTCGGGGGCTTTTTTTATCTGTACAACAAATGATTCCCAATTCTGGCTATGAATTTCAATTTCCACTCAGGCGAGACACTGGTGGAATGATAATGGGTTGCACCGTTTACTCTGTCTGCAAGTTTGCCTGCCAAGACCATCTCTGCGATTACACGCGCTCGCCTCATTGATCGCCGATCTTTTGGAATGTCTGATTTGCCATCACACCACCAATCGAATTGACACTCACCGATCACAGGCCCATGCCAGGTTACCGGGCCTTGTTGGACGACATCGCACACTGTTGATGGATATCGTGGATCATGAATTCGGTTTATCACTACCTGTGCGACAGCAATTTGACCATCCATAGGTTGGTCACGCGCCTCATGGTAGATTGTTAGAGCAAGACACATCGTTGCTATCATCTGTCCACCTCTCTCTCAAGATTGCTTTATGCCATGACGCCTCGGCAGGCCAGCACCGCCAACACAACCAGCCTGCGCGGATTTTCACGCGGCCATCGTACGAAAATATCTCATCCTGATTTTCACCGCACAGATCACAATCCCGGTTCATTTTTTCTCCGCGTTATTACAAATGCTTGTGTGTACTTCTGAGAAGTCTCCCCGATCTGTGCCTCGTAGACGACCCCGCCACGTTTTCTAAATGCCGCGACTTGATCCGGTATGTCCGCGAACCATGCCTCCTTCTGCCTCGCGTTACTGTCTGTCATCGTGTGGTACCCCTTACCTTTAATCATTTCGTTTTATCTCCCGCTTTTCGTTTTATCTCCCGCTTTCGTTGTGCAATGGCAAGTTGTGCTTGCAGCAGTTCGTTTTTTCCTTCCGTGTAACATTCAAAACAGATAAAGCCGTTGGAGTGTAAATGTTTCATTTTGTTTTGGGTTTGATTTCTCTCGCGCTTACACTGTTTGCAAACTACAGTTATCCTTATCAGACCTGCGAGATAGTATGCTTTTAATTTCCGTGCTTTCGGAACTGCGGATAGCAGGGATTCCCCTATTTTTCTCATTTCGTTTCCTCCTGCTGTTGATGACACGCTTCATCATGTGCGCACTCATTACCGTCGGCGGCAATGTTGCGGCACCAGTTGAGTTCTGCTGAACATGCTTCAAACTCTTGGTCACACACCGGTGACATGCAGACGTTCTTCAGCTCACATACGCACTTACGCTCATTCGTTGTCATACGTACCACCCCGACAATAACGGAAACGTAAACAACACTGCCGCTACGATAGCGGCCAATGAAACCAGTCCAAATACTACCCCTGCTGGAGTAGTGTCAGATTCCTGCAATGCCAGCGCAGCCAGCACGCCGAAACCGAACCCGATCATTATTGATTCATTCATAGCGCCTGCTCCCTCCTTGTTTGCGCTTCATTTCTTGATCGCCTCCGACAGCTTGGCAAGCTGGCCCGACTTTTCCATTTCGGCAAGGGTGGACATCGCCGCTGCTGCGCGTTCCAACAAATCGACCATGCGCTCAAGGCGGTCAAAGTTTGCGGCCTTCTCAACTTTAGCCAGTCCAGCAGCCATTGCATCTGCTGCAACACGAACGGATGACGAAGCCTTCTTCGCGCTATTAGAGAAATCAATATGCGTCTTAGTGAATGCGTCCAGCGCAAACGCAAAGCGTTTGTCAGCTTCTTCGGTCAGGTCGATCGCGGTTTTTATGTCGGCGTTCATACGCTTGGTTACCCTCTTAAAATAGTCTTCGATTAAAATGGCTTTTACAACGTGGGCGTCAACCTTTGCCAAAGAATACTGTGGCCCTTCCTTGCCGTAGCCGACAGGTTCGATACCGATCAGCGCCGTATTCATCTTGCCCCCCTGTACCGGACTTTGTCCAAGTCAAGCTCTCGAATGTAGCTTCGGAAGCGACCCATTACTTCTTCTTTGGTTTGGCCGAACCACGTTAGACGAACTACGCCATCGTCACTGGTAAGCATCCACCAACGGTCTTTAATTTTCTTGAGTACCATAATCACCCCAGCGCCAGGACGGTCAGACCGTAGCCGATAAACAAAAATACCACTACAAACAAAATCCTATCTTTCATGGCGTCCCCCAGTCTTTGAAATTGCCAATGTCTTCGTTACATGCGTACCCCTCCATGTACTCATCCCACTCCTGTGTTCCCTTTTCTAGCAACACTTGCTGAAATCCGATCAAGATGTGCGGGATCATTGCCCTGCCGTAGTAAGAATCAGCCATACCTCTGTCATAGGCTGTTTTGTTTCCTATGCGCTTGTCGGTCACAGATCACCGTCCACGATTACAAGCTGGATGTGCCGCATATGTGGGTCAGAGCCTTGAGCCAGAAGCTGATTGGCGTGCGTCATGCGAGCCATCAGCTCATCAGCAGTGTAGATCGGATAGCCGTCTACGCTACCAAAAAAGGTGCCTTGAGCGGCAAGCAACGTGTTGGCATTGACTGCCGAGTTGACGGCGTGCGGGGCGTCGGTGTTTGCAATGATCTTCATGTTTCTCTCCAGTAGGGCCAGCGGTTGCCGGCATGTGCATATATTACCAAAATAAGACTAGTTGTAAACACTTTTGTTTATCTTTAGGCAAAAATATATAGCTTTGGGAATCAATCACTTAGCTCAAAAAGGGACAAATTGACGATTTTTTCGTTCGTTTTGTCCCTTGGTTTCCAGCAGTTTTTTGTGTTCAGCGCGATAGTGAGACGCAATTTCCTTCTTAAGTTTCTTCAGGCCGTGCCTTGTATCCTCGGACTTTTCAATCATGGCATCAGCTACACGCTTTCCCAGATACTCCTCAAACCACTGCATCTTGATGTGAGGATTTCTATCAAGGTAGGAATGACACCCGTAGCAGAGCGCAGCCACATTCGACGGATCAAACCGTGTAGCCCACTTGCCCCGCGACATGAAATGCGCACAGTGAAGCCCTGAAGTGCCTTCCTCGTGCTGTGATCGACATCTCTGACAAACCCAATCAGCGGATTCCCTCACGCACTTTGAGAACCAGGTGTCCGCCGCCAGTATTTTTATATTCACTCTCTACCCCCTCATCATGCCAGCCAGCGACCCACCACACGCGATTAACGTCACGGTGGGATAGATTACACGCACCCAGTTCATAGCCGGCAATCCTTGCCTGTCGTCCTAAATCGTACATCTGTGATTGTTTAGGATTCATTTTTAACCGGCCACGGAATATGCAATTGAAACTTCTCCCCGAAATGTCTGTTGAGCACCTCAAAAACTTTTACATAGTCGATCTTCTCTG